GATTTATTGCCATTGACATTGATAAAATCGAAAATCCAAATGCAGTCAAAGAACTGCTTGCAAACGATCGATATATCTATGCCAGCTTTATTTCCATATCTGGCAAAGGGCTATGTTTGATTTTTAGAATCGATGGCACCAAACATCTCGAGTCTTTTGAAGGCATAGGCGCTTATCTATATGAAAATTATCAGATAATTATTGATCAGTCCTGCAAGAACGTATCCCGCGCCCGGTTTGTAAGTTATGACCCTTATATGGTTTATAACTCGGATGCGCTGATGTTCAAAAAATACCCGGCCAAAAAGAAGGCGTCCAAAGTTTCGCGGGTGGTATTCGTTCAATCAGATTTTGACGAAATAGTGCAGCAGCTTTATAACCGAAATATAAATCTTTGCGAAACCTATCAGGACTGGATTAGCACAGCATACGCGCTTATCAGTGAATTCGGAGAAGGTGGATCCGCATATTTTCACACCCTAAGCTCAATCAGCGGGAAGTATAACTCCGAAGATACCGACAAACAATATGAAGCCTGCCTACGTAACCACAGCGATGCAAAGGCAAAGCAGGCACATATAGGCTCTATATACTACTTTGCGAAGCAAGCTGGCATCAATGTATATTCAGCACGCACGAAGGAAATTATACGCGCCACAATAAGCCAAACCAAAGCTGGAAACACACCTGAAGGCGTTGCACTATACCTGCAAAAATTTCAAAGTATCACCGTTGCCGATTCAACACCCATCATAAACCAGGTAATCGAAAAGCAAGTAGAGTATCAGTCCGAAAACATTATCGAGGATATAGAATCCTATCTGCAATCGTACCAATTACGCAAGAATACCATCAGTAGGAACGTTGAAATCAACTCGCGTCCGATAGATGACACTGACTTGAATAGTATATACATCGATCTTCGCGCTATTAACGAGAAAATTACTAAGGACCTTGTTTGCAGCGTTATTTTTAGTAATCGTATTGAGCAATATAATCCAGTTCGGGCATTCCTTGCCGAAGAACCCGCTGGACCTGTCACCCAGGAAAACCTGCAGCTCCTCCTCTCCGGCATCACCACCGACACGCCATTATATGATCGCTGGATAACCAAATGGTTGGTTTCACTCATTGCGAGTGTCAATGGCAATTACAGCCCCCTAACCCTGGTATTTGCTGGTGAAGTCCAGGGTACAGGCAAATCGCACTTTTTTCGCTACCTATTACCGAAACGCCTCCGGTCACTATATGCAGAATCCAAAATGGATGCTGGAAAAGATGACGAAATTTTGATGACTAAGAAGCTGATTATCATGGATGACGAATACGGAGGAAAGTCAAAGCGCGAATACACTAAAATGAAGGAAATAACAGCCAAAGAATGGGTAAACGTTCGCGAGCCTTATGGCCGTGTTACCGTCGACCTTCGGAGGCTTGCTATGTTTGCTGGTACATCCAACGATATGCAGATACTTAACGATCCCACAGGAAATCGCCGGGTAATTCCTATTCATATCCTCAATATTGATCGTGAGAAATATAATAAATGCGATAAGGAGATGCTTTTGCATGAATTAAACGCACTGTATCAATCCGGGTATGATTACAGCATCCTGAATGACGAAATAACCGCGCTAAATGAAAGCACGGAGAATTTCAAAATGTCAACGCCCGAAGAAGAGTTAATTGCCGATAAGATTGCCCCTGGAACCAGCCATCACCATGAATGGTTAAGCATCACTCAAATTATTCAATACCTGATTCTTTATACCAAAATTACATCGCTAAGTAATACCCGTGTTGGTATGATTTTAACAAGTCAGAAGTTTCCAAAGCGCCGGGCAAAAGTAAACGGAACTGTAATTACTCAATTTTGTGTCGAGAAGATTGGCGACTATTCACAAATGCCACAACAGCAAGAGCCACCATTTTAACCCGTAAAGGGTGCAACCAAAAACAAGGATGCAACCGTTAACTATCAATAAATCAAATAGTTACGCCAAAAGGTTGCACCGTTGCATCCTAAAATAAACATTTTAAACCTTACTGAATAATATATCACGTAATACATATGTCGTTACATATAGCAGTTTCTCGCGCACAATATAATAGCATACTTGGGTGCAACGTTGCAACCTTATTAATATTTTATATAAAAAAGTATAAATATAAGCTGGAAACGCCATTTTTAGAGGTTGCACCCTTTGGTTGCACCCTTAATTTTAAAAAATCGCAAGGGTGCAACGTTGCAACCGCTTTATAATTTGTTTTTTATGCTTGTTGATTATATCAGGCATAATTTGTAATTTTGATGATATGGCTGATATTATTTCCGTTCCAATAGGAATGATTAAACCGAACCCGAAAAATCCGAGGGTTATTAAAGACGATAAATTTGCAAAGCTGGTGAAGTCTATTAAAGGATTTCCACAGATGCTCGAAAAGCGCCCCCTGGTTTGCTTTACAGATGTTGATGGTAAGTATGTCGTCCTCGGCGGTAATATGCGCCTAAAAGCCAGCAAAGAGTGCGCGTTAAAGGAGTTACCGAAAGCAGGGCGATATTGTTGCCGATGGATTTGGCGGAAGCGGTACGACGATGGTTGCATGCCATCAAATGGGAAGGAAGGCATACTTGGTTGAGTTCGACCCCAAATACTGCCAAGTTATCATTGACCGTATGTTAAAACTCGACCCAAATATTGAAATAAAACGCAACGGCAAGAAATATGTGCCGTTGGAATTAAAAACAGCCGAATAACAGCCATGTCAAAGAACCCAATACCAGGCAACAAGCCTTTCAAAAAGGGCCAGTCAGGCAACCCCAATGGCAGGCCCAAAAAGCTCCCAAAATTGGACGAGTTAATGGCAGAGGTATTAGGGGAAGAGAAAGACGGTAAAACTGCCGCACAGGCGATATTATCGGCCTTACGTGCCAAAGCGGCTAAGGGGGATGTTCGGGCTGCGGAGCTTTTGCTTAATAGGGCGTATGGAAAGGTTTCAGAGAAGTTTGAACTTACTGGCAAAGATGGAGATGCGGTAAAAACTGAACTTACTATAAATGTAGTTACGACCGGGCCGGATCCGGTAAGCACCGAAAAAGAAATAGATGTTTGAAACATCAATCATATTTAAAAAGAACTACGAGTCGAAATCCAATGTCGTTGTAAATCAGGGCGGCACTTCGAGCGGAAAGACTTATTCTATTCTGCAGGTATTGTTTCTTATTGCCTGCGCAAATTCAAATCAAATTATCACCGTTGTTGGCCAGGATATCCCGAACTTAAAAGCGGGGGCACTTAGGGATGCATTGAATATTTATGGCAACTCGGAGGAGCTGCGGGGGCAGGTTAAATCTTATAATAAATCTGAAAGGATATTCGAATTTAATAACGGAACTATTATCGAATTCAAAAGTTATGATGATGCGCAGGATGCTAAATCAGGCAAGCGAGATTATCTATTTGTTAACGAGGCTAATGGACTTGAGTTTGAAGTATATTCAGAACTTGCGCTGCGTACTAAAAAGCGAATATTTATAGACTATAACCCGAATAGTGAATTTTGGGTGCATGATAATTTGTTGGGCCGCGATGGCGTGGAACTTATTATTTCAGATCATCGGCATAACCCATTTCTGCCAAAAATCATGCGCGATAAAATCGAGGCGCTTAAAGATATCGACATTGAGCTTTGGAAAGTATATGCGCGAGGTGCAACAGGAAAGATTACCGGGCTTGTGTTTAATAATTGGTTTGTAGTTGATAGAGTTCCCGCTGGAGCGAAGCATATTGCCCTCGGGCTCGACTTTGGATTTACCAATGACGAAACGGGGTTGATTGATGTTTATATGCAGGATGGGGAGTTGTGGGTTGATGAACTGATTTACGAAACAGGGCTTACCAATAACGATATTTCAAAAAAGCTCAGTGAATTGGGAATTACGAGAACTTCCGAAATTATTGCAGATAGCGCAGAGCCAAAAAGTATCGAGGAATTGAAGCGCATGGGTTGGTACGTGGTGCCCGCATCCAAAGGTCCTGATTCGATAAAGAACGGTATTGATATACTAAAGCGATACCGCATAAATATAACCCAGCGTAGTGTTTTTCTGCGTAAAGAACTCGGGCTATATAAATGGCGCGTTGACAATTCAGGTAAAACAATCAATGAGCCAGTAGATCGGTTCAATCACCTAATCGACCCCCTCCGCTACGTAGCCCTAAACAAATTAAAAATAGCGAATACCGGCGCACACAAAATGAAACTCGCGCACGTGCATGATGCATACGTGCCCAGGGAGATGAGGGGGATGTTGTAGGCCACCGACACGATATGAAAAAAGTATATATAGCGAGCGCATACACTAAGGGAGATGTAGCGGTCAATGTTAAAAGGCAAATGGATATTGCAAATGAGCTTATTATTTTAGGCTATGCACCGTTTGTGCCACTATACAGCCATTTTCAGCACATGGCGCATCCGCAACCTTATGAAGTTTGGACGAAACTGGATAATATATGGGTTTTGGCCTGCGATTATTTGCTACGGTTTGATGATAGCGAGAGTAAAGGCGCTGATGCCGAGGTTGAATTGGCGCTGGCGAATGGCATTCCTGTATTTCGTTCGGTGCAGGAATTGGTGACGTATGATATGATGTAGCCCGCTGCCCCAGTCGCGGAATCTAAAAATAAATTTTGAAATAATAGATTAAAAATTAGTAATTTAGGGGCTCGCAAGCAATGCTAACTAAAACTGTACGAACTACTAAGGGGAAAGTCCGAATCAGCATTCCTACCAGCCTATCGGAGATAACGATTGGGCAGATGATTGAGGCGCAAAAGATGGATCCAGAGATTGCGGAAGCAAATCCGATTATACCTAGCCTGACACGCGAAGTTTCAGACAATATTATTAACGTTCGGGATTTAGAGGAAATAGGCCATCGCGTTGAAAGCATTGCCCATCAAATCAAATACGAATATGATGGTGGGAAGCTGCCGGAATATGTGGAGTTTGGGAACAGGAGGATACGCATTCCCCGTAACTTATCAATGGAGCCAGCCGGTGCATTTTTGGCATCACGCAATGTGATAGCGGAAGAGTGCAATAAAGCTGAGAAAGAATATGGCGAAAATTGGAAGGACAATTGGCATCCCTCGCTTGAAAGTATGGCGTTAGTACTGGCGCATTACTTTTACTATCCGGTAACGGGTAAGGCATACAGGGAACAAGATGCTGAGGCGTTTGTCACACAAGTGCATGCATTGCCGCTTTCAGTTGCGCTGCCAGTGGCACGTAGTTTTTTTTTGAACTATCCGAACTTATTGCAACAGAAAATAAAGTTCTGGGATCGGCTCCGTCAGAGTTGGAGAAACGCGCGGGCATTGAGTCGTTTGAAGCGTTCGGGTTCTATAATGCGGTAAATTCATTAGCCGGTGGTGATGTGTTGAGGTGGGATTCAGTAATGATGCTACCCTACGATCAATTCTTTCTAAAACAGTATATGAATAAAGTTGAGGCGGCATATCAAAAGAAATACCAGGAATTGATGGAGAAGCAGGCAATGGCGAACGGGGGGAAGTCGAGATGAGTGCCGAATTGCTGACTGTTTATATTGCTTATATTGATGGCACGAGTTCTATTTTTTATTTGACTTTAGATGATTATAAAATTGGCAGACAATGGGTAATCGAAAAGCGGAATAATATATTGGGCATGGGAATAATCAAACCGAAGGCATTTATACCGGGTTATTAATGGCCACAATCGAACTACATAAAAAGACAAGGTGCAAGATATTTGGCATTGTTAGTGTAACGCAGTTTACTCGGTTCAATGGTTATTATATGACGTTCAAGCATACATTTATATCGGCGAATTGATGAATAAGCAGGAACGCAGGCAGAAGGGCGAACTGAAGCGAAAGCAAAGAGCAGTTCATTATCCGGGTTGGACTAATAATTATATTTTGCGAAATACAGCAAAGCCATGTTTATGTATATTTTTTAGTCCGGGTAAAATATTATCAAACGGGCAAAAGAAAAAAGAATATAAAGAATTGCAATTCGAGTTAGCGGCATGATCTACGCAGTCACCATAGGATTTATTTTATTTGTCATTGTGACCTTTTGGCCGATGATAAAACCGCCAAGAGGTGGCGCGGCATTATGATACGCAATCAAATTGAAGCAGTAGTAAATCAACTCACCGCACCGGATGGATTTTCCAGCCCGAAGTTTTTCTACGGTACAGCAATTGAAATAAATACGCAATTGGGGAGCATTGCTTCCTCTGATTGCTACGTGCTATTGTACGCACAGAAACCAAGCAAGAAGTCATTCACCCTGAGTAACGCAATATCAAGTCAATACAATATTATGCTGGCATTTATGGTGCCGACTCAATTCGATCAGTTTACGGGGGATAATGAAGCCTATGTAAATTTGATGGATAGTTTGGCCGATCAGTTTTTAGTTAAGCTGGCGAACTTTCGGGAGCAGCCGACAGCGAGCAGGTATTTTAAAGTACATGAGAATGATTTGGCGCAATCGCAGCCGGTTTACAATAAAGGGGCAACGGCAAATAGTACAGGCGTGACATTATCGATTACGCTGCAAACGATGAACAATACTAATATTCCATTACCATAAATTATGCTTAAATAGTACATCGCGCATACATGGAAAGTTTAGAGCAGATATTGGCAGAAGGCCTGGGGGATTTGAAAACCGATTTGATTGGTTCTTTGACTCAAAATAATAGAGTTGCATCGGGTAAGACAATATCCGAATTAGAAGTTACAGCAATCGGAACTGTCGGGACTTTGTCAGGGCCGTTATATATAACTGCACTCGAGGAAGGCAGAAAGCCAACATCCCCCGGTGCGGTTGCGGGTGATCCTACGTTGTTTCAAGCGATACAAGTTTGGTGTGCGGCGCGTGGTATTCCTGCGGAAGCTGCATGTCCAATTACAAAGAAAATACATGAACAGGGATATGTGGGAACGCCAGGGGTGATAAGTACACCTTTGGGCGGGGATAATTTGGATAGGAGATTGGGTGAAATTGGAGCGAAATTATCGCAACTATTCGCGCAACAAGCGACAGATGTTTTGGCACACGAATTTGCAATGATATAAGACAACATGGGATATCAGAAAGCAGTAGAGAGCGCACAAGCGCGATTGAACAACACACGCGAATATATCGCTGAACATGAAAGGCATTTGAAGCGGATGGAGGATTTGAATAAATCAATCGATAAACGAATGCGAACTTCGGAGTTTTTAGGCTTGGTTGCTTTGCCTGCATTTGCCATTACTACGATTTTAAAAATGATTTGGGCCAAATAACATGTCAATTTACGCAGAATTTATAACCACAGGCGGCTCGGTATCGGGAACGCAAACGTATGGGCAGAAGTCGATAGCGATTTATGATGCGGCGACCAACCTCCCCGTAAATGGTAATAACTGCGTTGTTGCATATCAGCAAAATATTAACGGGGTAATTACGAATGGAAGCGTTATTATTCCGGGATTGTCATACCCGATTTACACGGGTAAACTTTCCGACAGCAATCCAAGTAGTTACTTTACTACTACATTCACGATAGTATCGGTAACGCCTGCGAGTACACCTCCGCTTCCTGTTGCTGATGATTTGACATTAGTAGCAATCGTTACAACTCCGGCAAGCGCAATTGGTGCATCGGATGGAACGGTTAAGATAATTGCAACCAGTAGCTTTCCTGCGATATCGTATAGCCTCGATGGCGTTACATGGCAGAGCAGCCCAACGTTCACAGGACAAGCAGGCGGTGTTGGTACAGGATATGCAAAAGACACGAATGGCGGAAATGTTTCCGGGCCATATACCGTTGACTTTTTAGGTAAGTTACTTGTAACGGATCCCTCGATCAACCTCGGCAACGGGAACATTAGCAGGTGGAATGCGGCATTTAATCCGGTGTTTTTTAAATTTCAGCGAAAGGATTTTGAAGTTACATCGGTGACGTTGGGGGTATTTGGAAATATATCCGTTGCGGTACAGGCTGACCTTAGCGGTGTTACAGCAGCGAACGGTAGCACACCGGGCGATTATGTTTATATCAATACGACGTTGTATAAAGGCACGTATCAGGTTGTTAGCGTATCAGTGGGAGTGTTAGTGCTCGCATGTCCATACACGGCGAACGATACGCTGGGTTTTGTGAATATCAATTCACTTAAAAAAGCATATTCGGTACAAATGATAATTACTTATGTTGATCCGATTTCGGGTAACATGAATAATTTGCAATGCGCATTTCAGCCGAATACGGATGGTAGTATTAATGCGGACCTTTCGTATTTCCTGCAAACGTTGCTATCCCCGACCGATGGCAGCAATTACTCTGCGGTGAACTACCGAGATATGAACCTATCCGCCAGTTATACGGTAAAATATGCCGAACAATGGACAGGCGGAATTGTAAGCTGGGTGACATTGCCGAGTCCGTTCTATGTGGTTTATGCCGCGAAACAATTAGGCGATACATGGGGCGGAAATTTAGCGCAATATGTATCGTTCCAGAATGGATTTCAGCCTGCAAAATGGCTTACTGATTTCGCGGTGCCTGTTTACAATCCGGGGATGCCGTTTGATTTGGGCTTTATATTCAGCGAATATATGGTTGGGCTGTCTGCTTTTTACAATATTCAGCTGCTCGATATTAATCAAAATCCGTTAACTAATCAGCCGATCAGCAATCAGTACTTACTGAATGAGGATGGCACTTATATATTGAATCAGGATTTGAGCAAGTTCATTATTGCGACTTATGCCGCAGCAGGTAGTGGGATAGTTCAGCATGTGGGACTCAACCGCCTTTTGCTAAATTTCGGACTGCCAAGCAATGCGGCATATTTTCGGGTAACAATTCAGTACACAAGCGGGGGGACAACTTACAACTTACTGCAACCATTGATGGTACGGGTTTACAATGATAGTCCTGATCGAATGGTTTACCTGCGATGGATTGGCTTAACAGGAAGCTGGAACTATTATACTTTCGGATACAACCAGGCAGTAGGATTAGATGTTTCAGCAGGGCAAACTGTTAAGCGATTTATATTCGATTGGCAGAATGCTGATACTATTGAGGATTTCATCGGCAAGGGCGCTGCGGAGAAATGGCAGCTATTTGGTGAGAATATACCGGTGAGCGACATACGCGGCCTGCAGTCGATAAAGTACTCCCCGAAAGTGCAAATTATGACATCGGCATTGCCTGCAAAATGGCAAACGGTATTAGTTGCAACAGGCAGCTATACTGAATATGAAACGATGGTTAACGCATACGCGGTGCAGATGACTATTGCATTGCCAAGCAAAAATGTACAGGTGCAATGAGTTACGACGAAACAAGGCAGCGCGAGCAATTGCGTATCGAACAACTGATTTACGAATATGGCATAGAGCCAGCTAAACGGCTGTTTGTCATGATGAGATTGGAAGGTAGGCATGCATTCGGTTGCGTGATTGGTGATGCAATTGTTGCGTCACAGATTCGGTTGGGGGATGATTGGCGCGGGATATCTACGCTGTTTCGGAATATTGAGTTTTATGTGGAATTAATGAGGGGGGAGTTGGCATGAGGGATACTACACGGGCCGCACTTCTGGGAGTTGCAATTGCAGTTGTCATCCTGTTTTGGAGACATGACCAGCAACGAAAGCAGCAACAGCTCGCTAATGAAAAGAACGCACTCGTACGGGATTTGTATATCAGCCGGGCGAATGATGCAGTAACGCAGGCCGAGGAATTGGCATCATTGCATGATACGGTAGAATGCCGCGAGCAGATGCATATAGCACAGAGCCTGATTGACAGCGCGAAACTATACAACGAGAAGCTCGAGAACTCCGGGAAATGACAGTAACAAGAAACATAGCGGCAATAGTGTTGCAGTTGATATCCCAAGTGGTAACGGTGATGGCAGCACAGGCCGGAGTACTCGATACCCGGGTTGCAGGGTTCCTGCTAATTGCCGCATGGATATTGACTTTGATAATAATAGCAAACAACAAAAAATGAAAAAAACCATATTAACATTACTGATAGCCTTTGCAGCATTGGCTACGGTAGCACAGAAGAAGCCCGACACGGTGAAAGCGGCCAGTAAGCCTGCCCCGAAGTATAATTATTTTGTAACGATTCCGGCGGCTGACTTTCAGCAGATAGCGAACTCATTGCAAGAATACAAGCGCCTGCAAATGTACGACCCGAATGCAAAGCCGGAGCAGCAGGTGCAATTGTTTAAAGGCATTGAGGCATATTTGAAAGATTTGCCAAACCGGGTAAAGCTGGACAGCGGAAAGATTGTGCCAGCGCCTGTAACGAAAGGGGGAAGCAAATAATGGCCAAGCAACTGAATACATTTGATTACCGTGATGGCGGATTGGAATTTGCTAAACGGATTAGGATTTCCCTGGAAGGCGGAAGCCTGACACTTGCTACTCTTGAGCATGAGATAAAGGCATGGGAATCGGCACAATACGAGAACAACAAAACTCAAATCCAATTTGATCGGGATATTGCAGCCAGCCATGCAGCGCAATTGCGTGAAGTGTCGAAAGTACAGAAAGAAGTATTGGCGCAGAATGAGCAGTTGGTGGAATCGCATCGCAAGGTGTCGGCGATATACGCGCGTGCAATACCGGCATCAGGCAGCGATAGTTTGGCATCACATCCATCCCGCAATATATGAATCCAAAAGGCGAAAGAATAACGGCAATTAATCGCAGGACGCGACAGGTTGCATTTGAGTATCCGGAAGGAACGCCAGCGTATCGGAGGGGATTCACCCCGGCGGGGTCAGCATTGCTGAATTTCCCAATAATGCGCAGGCTCGAAACTAAACCCGAACGATTGGGGATACCTGCAATCGCGCGGAAGCCAACCAATGGCAGCAAAAGGATATTTCAGGTAATAGGTAACAAAGTTATTCATCATACGCGGCCATTGAGAAACCAAAAGCCGTTGTTTACAAAGGAGGGTTAATCACCATGCACCTAACACACGCAGACCTCGTAAAGTCGGGGTTAAAATTAAACAAATGGGAAGCGCAGTCCCTACATGCGCATATCACGCGAATCGCCCAGCACGGGTCAGATGACGCGGAGGAAGTTTACACCCCAATCGATGATGAGGAAGCACCTTCGACTTTCGAATGGCCTGAAACCGAAGCCCCGGAAGATACCGAACCCGAAATCGAACACACCATCACTCAGGAAGATTTGGATAACAATCCCGAACTTGTAGATGAAGGCGTATCGATTGGCGACGAGGTAAGTTTTTCGGCTGAGACGGACAGCGAAGATGCTGATGACAGCGAACAACCCGCCGAGGAAAAAGCAAAACGCAAATATTCGCGTAAAGCAAAGTCGGAATCTGAAATCACCGAATAACACAATGGAACACCCCGAAGAGCAACAGCAGCCCGAGCATGTGCAGATAATGCATAAAATCACCGAAGAAGTGATGGCATGGCGAACGAATACAGAGCGCGAAAACCTCATGAATGTATTTAGGCGGTTCTGCATCCATCGGGGTGTTCCTATTGAGGAATCGATTGAGCATTTGCATGCTTCACCGGCTGGTAAAAACCAAACGAACTATTATTATAAATTCGGTAGCAATGAGCAAGCATTTTTGATGACGGCTACATTTAGCATTTCAGACACGGGTATGCCGAAACTTGATATTGATTTTAACCCCACACTTGCATATAATAACACCCTGTAACCCGTAACCCCAGACCCACAATGGCAGACGATTTAAATAAACAGGTTCTCGTTCAGATTGATATTGCCAATCAGGACGCGCAATCCGCAATGCAACAATTGCAGCAGGATGCAAAGAACGCCGCGACAGAAATTAAAAATCTAAAGGCAGCAGTTGCGGCAGCTAAAGCGGCTACCAGCGAGGCAAATGCGGAATATGCAAAGGAACGGGTTGCAACACAAAAGTCGCGAACTGAATATCAGCAGAAGCGCACAGCAATACTCGAAGCTAATCAGGCCCTGAAGCAAAGCAAGCAAGCAACAGAGGCCGCTGTTGGTAGTTATGATGCCGCGCAAAAGCAGCTTACAGCGTTGGGTCGGGCAATCAAATCGGCTGAAGGCGGGTTTACCAGCAGTAACCCTGCTATTCAGCAACAAATTGCACAATACAATACCCTCAATGCTCAGTTAAAGAAATTTGACGCTCAGCTCGGGAACCATCAGCGCAATGTAGGTAATTATTCGAGTGTGCTGTCCGGACTAAATGGCGTATTGGGTAAGATTGCGCCTGGATTTACGCAGTTCAATACAATCCTGCAGTCGGCAACATCGAGCTTTAACGGCATGACGGCCTCTGAAACGGCAGCGGTATCGGGAACGGAAGCATTAGGAGGATCAATAGCGGGCGTTGTTGCAGGGATTGCTGCAGCTATTACGGTAGTTGTGGCATTTGGCGCTGCATTAGCTAAAATCACGCCGAATGCAGAAAGATTAGAGCGTGTATCATCGGGGTTAAGCAATGTTTGGACTCAATTTGTAGCGAACTTTCAGGATGAGCATTTGGATGACAATTTCGATAAATTCAAGCAAAAATGGGCTGATTTCTTTAGTAGTTTGGGTATGGCCTATAAAGAGGGCTCGGCATTAAAGCAACAGTTTCAGGATTTAGCGAGAAGTGCAGGCATATTGGAAGTAGCAAATGCCAAAGCTGATGCAGCCATTGCCGATTTGCAATTGAAGATGCGTAACAGGCGCAATACTCCCGAACAAGAACAAGACTATTTCAATCAAATACAAGCAATAGCATCGCAATCATACGAACAGCGCAAAAAAATAGCTGATGCGGAATATGAATTGGCAGTAAGGTCAGCAGTTGCGGGTAGAAATTTTACCGCAGACGAAATCCAGCAATTGCGCGAGAAGGGAATTGCTTATGCTGCATATTTGGATAAAATACATGGCCTTGCAAATCAAAATGGCGCTGGCAGTAGTTTGGCTGCAATACAAAAAGCACAGGAAGCACAAACATCAGCCGAAAGATTTAAAGAAACTACCGAAGATCGGGCGCAGAATAGGCTGGATGCAAGGCAAATGAAAGCTGATGCGGAAGCCGAAAAAGCAAAACAGGAACTTGAAGAGGCAATTCGTGCAGGCGAACAACTTGCAAACGAAAGGCAAGCTGCATTGGTGAAAATGGCCCAGGATCAAATGGATGCTTTTGGCAAAGAGCTTTCTACAGTCGATGAGCATTATCGCCAATTGATATTTAAACAGCAAGAATTTATTCGTAAGCAACAGGAATTGAGCGCGAAAAGCAAATCCCCGGCAGCAAAAGCGCAATATGCTCTTAATATCAGCAGCGCGGAAGGGCTTATCGATACATACAAGCAAGGTGCAGATGCAGACCGTGAACGATTGGTAACTGATTACTACAAAAAAGTAGCAGAACAAGTTCAAAAAGGCGAAGATGAGATTGTAAAGTTGCGTATTTCAGCAATGCGTAATGTATTGCAGCAGCAGTTGGCAAATGTTGATGAGCAGGAAACTATCGCAGCACAAGAATACAAAAAGCAGCATGACGATCTTAGCGAACAGCTCGCAATGGTAAAGGCGCAATATAATCAGGCGCAAGGTGACGAAAAATCCGCATTGAAAGAACATTATAGCCAGCTCACTAATTTGCTGAGTAACGCGCAAGATATATGGCTCGGAAAAATTAATGCATTTGAAAAGCAAAAAGCCGAAATACAAAAGGCATATAATGACCGGCAGACTGAACTAAATGATCAGGTAGCTGTATTTCAGGCAAAACGAGCCGATAAATCGGGCACCAATTCAGCAGATAAAGCATTATTGGATGCTGAACAGAAAGCATTACTTGATAAATACAATGCCGAAGTAAGCAATGAAAGATTGACAAATGCCGAAAAGTTAGTATTGGAGCAGCAGTATTTGGATGCAAGCCAGGCGTTGAATGATGAATACAGGCGAAAGGAAATGCAGAAAGCTATGCAATGGGCTGGGCTTATTCAAAATGCCGCATTTGATATTATTAAAAATGCAATGGCAAGCGAGTTTGAATACAAAATGGCCGCAATGAATCGCGAAAAGACATTTGAATTAAATAATGCATCACTTACAAATACCCAGCGTGCTGCAATCGAGGAAAAATATCGGGTTCAGGAAGGTAAAGCCAAACAGAAGCAATTCAAGCAGGAACAAGCATTGGCAATTACCAAAACAATTATCAATACTGCCGAGGCTGTTATGAAAACATTTGCTGAATTAGGCCCAATTGCAGGCGCGGCAGCAGAGCCATTCATTATTGCTGAAGGCGCCCTTGAACTTGCTGCTATCGCTGCTCAAAAACCTCCAGCATACGCAACAGGTGGCGTTCATGTTGGTAATGGGCCAGTATCAGGACCCGGAACGGGAACAAGTGATAGTGTGAATGCGCGGCTATCCAATGGCGAAAGCGTTATCAATGCTAAATCAACGGCGATATTCGGGCCGCTACTATCGGCAATCAATGAATATGGTGGTGGTGTTGCGTTTGCATCAACAAGGGGCAAGCAGGCATTTGCATCGGGTGGTGTAATTGGTAGTTATCTGCCAACTCCTGATAATGGATTGCGCCAGGCATTACCTGTTGCAGCAAGGATGCACTCCGAAGATTTAAACGCGCTGGGTGCTGTTATTTCTAATGCGGTAATGAACATGCCAAATCCGGTAGTTGATGTGAAGGATATCAACTATCAGCAACAAGTGAAGGCCACAGTACTCGACCGCGTAACCCACTAATTCCCGGAATCGAAATGCAAGAGATACAACTATATATCAATAGCCAATTGGTTGATTTGGGAGAATATTTACCGGCGCTTACTTATCAGATAAACGATCTTGCTGATGTAAGTACAGCAAATGGCAATACCAGCAATCAGTTTAAAATACCGCTTACAAATAGGAATCGGGTAATATTCGGATTGCCAAGTGGGGTGCAGTTTACTACGATTGCACCATATCGGCCATTCCCCGCAAAACTTACCATATCAGGCATTGAAGTTATTCCATCTGGATTTGCTGAAATACGGCAAGTAAATGATGATACAATTGATATTCAGGTAATATCGGGCAATACAGATTTCTTTGATGCAATTGGTTATTCCATTCACGAAATGGGTGATAGCACATCAATTGCAAGCGGGTATGGTTCCCGGCTATTGTGGAAGCCTTATGACCATACATGGGGAGTGCCAGCAGTTGCAGGCAGCCAAAATAAAACAGATGGCTGGATATATCCGCTTATTGATTACGGCGCATCTTCATTACCACTTACACCATTTACAGGACAAATCAACTGCCGTAACATGCGGCCTTCATTCTTTTTACATACGGCTATTGATTTGATTATTGCAAGCGCGGGATATTCTGTTGACACTTCGCGCAGTTCTTTGATGCGGGATCCATTGTATCAAAAGTTACTTATACCGATGTCAAGCAGTAGCTTTGAACATGGTTCTGATTTTCAAAATAGCACGGGGACGCTGTCAGTAACAAACAACCCGCTTAGTCAGCAATTTATATCATATCCTGGCAGTGCTTATGCAGGTACAATACCATTCAATCAGCAAGTATTGGGGCCATTTACTGAAAACCTCGAAGGAACGATTCACGTATTCGGAACATTAATATTGCAAGGTATCCCAACGGGTAAATATCCTTCGATGGTGCATATTGATATCGGTGTTGCGGTACCTGGTTATCCATTAGGAACGGTTACATCGCAAAGGTTCGAGATTGTAAATAACGATCCATCGCAAATTTCTCTCGGTGGTGGAAGGTATCAGAAAACATTCCCTATAAATATCAGCTATGATGCACAGTTAGCGCCGGAAACAAAGATTACTGTTACTTATGGGGTGCAAGGTAGCACATATACTTACTTTCAAGTATTAGCCGGGGCGCAATTTCAATTTATTACCAGCCAGCAGGATGTATTATGGGGGCAAACGGTACAATGCGAAAGAATATTCCCGGATATTGGCATGACCGATTTACTAAAGGATACTTTGCAGCGATTTGGAACAATATGCCAAGCCAATTTGGTTACTAAGCAGATTGCATTTGCCTCATTTAAGGATATTGTGGCGAATATCCCCAATGCTAAGGATTGGACGAATAAATGCGTGAATATGGGCAAGCAGACAACGTTCCAGCTCGGCAGTTACAATCAGGTAAACAAAATGCAATATCAGCAGGATAGCGCCATTCCGATTACTTTTATGCCGAGATATTTTGCTGATGATGTGATTACCGTTGACGATAAAACATTGAATCCCGGCAATCCTGTCGGGGTATTGTTTCAATCGCAGTTCGGACCAAGTTTACAAAGGCCATTTTATGGTGGTACAACTGCCCGCATGAGCGATCCCAATAGCACTGATGCATTTAGTGTTGGCAGCGCACCGAGAATATTGGTAGATCAGAAATACACATTGGCACCGACTGAAATAGTAACGCTGGCCGATAATGATGCCGGATATTCAGACCCGGCAAATACAATCGTATTGCAAAATACTACTATCAGCATCCCCTATTTCTATAAACCAGATGGCGCTTGTAATTTGTGCTATTCAGATAAGCCGGGGGTAACAGGGATATTGCCAGGATTCAAGACAAAATACTGGACAGAATTACAAGGGGTTCTGTCGCGTGCAAAGAAAGTAACCAGATATTTCATGCTGACCCCGCGCGATATTTACGAACTGGATCTATTCGTGCCGGTTTACGTGCAGCAGGATAATAGCTACTACTACATAAATAAAATTGATAGCTGGGTAAAAGGTGTACCGTGTAAAGTTGAATTGATAAAGATATACTAACCAATGCCAATGGATATAAGAGTTGCGAATGCTTTATTTGACGATGGCACTTTTACAGAAATGTATAAGGCTGGATTCATCACCACAAAAGTTTTTGTTTACCGTGAGATTTACCTTTGGATTGATGCTCAAATGAAAAGCCGGGGAATAAGCAAAAATCAAGCAATACTCGAGGCAGAAATAAAATTCAGGAAAGACGAAAGTACTATTTGGCGGGCGGTTAGGAGTTTTAGCGGGGCTTGTGTTAAATAAAATTATGCTTAAATGTTGCATAAGGCATAAATTATTTTTAGCTTTGGGTTCACACCGGATCAGTAGATTTTCGATCTGCAAAGGATAGGTAATTAGCCCAGCGTTTGGCAGGGCTTAATTAAATTGTGGGATGGAGCAGTTGGTAGCTCGTCTGGCTCATAACCAGAAGGTCGCATGTTCGAGTCATGTTCCCGCAACTCTCTTCTTCATCAGGTTTTATAATTGGTTAATTAAAAAGTCCCGGCAGCTCCCAACTCCGGGCTTTTTACTGTCAAAACAGTGACACCTCCGCCCGCGTAAATATTCCCGATTTTTACAGAAAGCATTTTAATACCCCTAATGAAACTAAATAAACTCGCTTCGGCTATCAGTCGTGGGAAGTGGTTGATTGAACCCCGTACTGCAATGGTAGAACGCCAAAGGGCGGTTAAATTCCTTTCAGGGGATATGTCGGGAGCAATTTCCGATATGGAAGAGCCTAAAATGGATATGCCGTTTGCTATGACAATGGCAGGCGGATATTGGGACGCTGACGATACAGGCGCGGATATTTTCGCAGCAGCAGATTCGGGATCGGTCGCAATTATTCCTATTTGTGGCACTATCATGAAATATGATTATTGCGGTAGTCCCGGTACTGATACTCTCAGCGAATGGGTAAAGGCAGCAATCGACAGCCCACAGATTGAAGCGGTAGTATTACTTATCAATTCAGGCGGGGGGAGTGTTGAAGGAACAGGCGAATTTGCCGATTTGATTGCATCCCTTAGTCAGCAAAAGCCAATTGTAGCCCTTTCAGAAGGCATGATTGCAAGCGCAGCATATTGGATAGGGTGTTCAGCCAATGAGTTATGGGCAACGCATAAAACCGTTGAAATAGGCTCGATTGGTGTTGCTGTAACATTCTTTGACGATTCAAAGGCAATGGATCAGGCAGGATATCAGGATATCTACATCAATGCCGATACCAGCCCAGACAAAAACATGGATTATTTCCAGGCAATAGCCGGAGATTTTTCAGCAATCAGGGCCAGCGTACTAAATCCGACCGATGACATATTTATGTCGAGCGTAAAAGAACGCAGAGCGGGCAGATTGAAACTCACCGATGTAACGATTGGCGAAAAAGTATATCAGGAGCCATTGACAGGCAAAGTTTACCTCGCAGAAGCAGCAATTGAAAACGGATTAATTGACAATATCGGCAATCTGGAAGCAGTAATTGCCCGCGCTATTGAACTATCAGAAAACAAGGATACAAACCAAACGCAAAATACAATGAGCAACAATAAAAACGCCCAGGAGGCAGCCCAAGAACAGCCAAAGCTGTCAAAATGGGACAAACTTATCAACTTCCTATCGGGAATGAAGGCAGAAGAGATTGCAGAGCAATCAGCAGCCGAAGAAGTACCAGCAGCAGCCCCGGTTGCCGATGATGATGAGGAAATGAAAAAGCCGCAAGAAGAATCTCCTGAAATGGATGGCGGAGGTAATGAGGACGAAAACGACGAAATCGACGAAAACGACCCTAACGATATTGACGATCCTGAGAAAGATGACGCTAAAGACGACATCGAAATCAATGGTAAATCGGTGTCAGGTAGCGACTTAGCTGCAATCAAAGCTGAAATCGCTGCAATGAAAGAAGCGCACGAGAAGCAACTGGCAATCCTGAATGCGGAACTACAAGCCAAGAACGAACAAATCGCTAAAACCGCCGAGGAAGTTAAGAAGGAAATCAAATCGACTTTCGTTCCAAAGCAAAGCAGCCGCGCAGATCGCATGGGCGTTCAGGAAACCGAATTGGATAAAGTTGCTGCTAAGAAATTAGCACCAAAAGAAGGCTCGATTGCTGAGTCGGTATTTCGCAACAGCATCGCTAAAGCAGCATCACGCAAAAAATAACAAAAAAACATACCCCTAAAAAATAATTAAAAAATGGCACAATTCACTTTTTCCAATAACACCTACGCCGGTTCTGAACTGGCTGGGTTTATGGCCAGCACATTGCTCGAGGCTGACTCGGTAGAGCGTGGCTTATGGACAGTAATTCCCGATGTGAAGGCTCGTAAAGTTATCCTGGATGTGGATGATTCCGTTGTTCTTCAAAACCCATCAGGTACGTTCAATGACCAGGGCACAACCGCAACACAAACTGAAAGCTACCTTGACCCGGTAGTGTATGAGTTCATGAAGCAGGATCAGTTTGATAAATTGATTCAATCATGGGAAAACTCTCAAATCAAAGCGGGTTCATTCAACGATTACGAAGGTACAGTTGACCTGCGTGACTTCTTAATGGAGCGTTACAAAGAGAAACTGGCAATCGCAAACGAACGCCTGTATTACTTAGGTAAAGGCAACACGCTTGAAGCAACCTTTACCGCTTCTTACCCTGGCTTGCTTTCTGCTGTTAACGCCAACGGTTCGACTTACAAAATATCACTTGCCAGCTTGGGCGCATCGATAGCAGCAACAGCTATTTCTGCATTAGGTGTTGTTACTGTATCTTCTACTGCTAACTTAACCAGCGGTGATGTTGTGACAATCAACGGTGTAACTGGTTCAATCGTAGATAACCTTTATGGTGCTATCTCTGGCCAATCTTACTTTATCGTTGTAAACAGCGCAACCACTTTCACGCTGACCAAAAACTACAACGAAATCAACGGGCGCCGTGTTGCTGCCTTTACCGGTACTGCAACTGCTGCAACCATCAACTACATCAACGTAAGTAACGTTTTGAACGTTCTGCAGGCAGTATATGCCCAGCTTGATTATGCTGATCGTAGCCAATCTGACTTTAACTTGCAACTGCCTAAGCACGTAGCTTATGCTTATGCTATCGCACAGGCTAACAAAGCTACCAACGTTCTGAATGCATTCGTGCTGCCAAAACAAATGGAATACTTAGGTATCCAGCTTCAAATCATGAACCACTTTAATGCTAACACTATCATGGGTGCCCGTTCTTCGAACTTGTTCCTGGGTGTTGACTTGTTATCTGACGAGGCAGAATTGAACATGGTTTATCTGAAGCCTTACACTAACGATAACGTAGTAAGAACTAAAGCACGTATGAAATCATGCGTTAACGCTAAGTTCTTTAACGAGATCCTTTACGTAGCTGCTTAATCATTCACCTGATAACCCCGGATTGCGCCGGGGTTATTGCAAATTTAAAATCAAATGAGTGTTTACAATAAAATAGCAAGCGGTTACAAAATAGGGCAAGACGCGCCTATTGTATCGGGGCTGGAGGATTGGTTATATCTCTTCAACGAGAATGACTTTGTCCTGAGCTACGATCCAACTAACCCGCTTCTGGTAAACGGGATAACGCCTGTAAATGGCGCTAAACTGTGGAAGTTTACCGGCACAAATAACAGCTTTGGAAGCTCTTCAAAATTGGTATCAACGCAGGTTGGGCCGCGCTATGTTGAGGAAATTGACTGGAATATCGCCGGTAACTCAACTGCAATCAAAAATATGATTCAGGCTGCCGGTTTCGGTCGTGTTAAGGCCATTGTAGTGAATAACTACAAATCAGGAGACAGCGCGATTGAGGTATTCGGTGCAAATAACGGGATGATCATTATTGATGGCGAGCGTAACCCAACTGACGAAACCATCGAAGGTGGCTGGAAGTTGAAATTAGGCCCACCATCAAAACTACGTGAGCCATATCCACCGCGCGCATTGTTTATTCCGGTATCACCAATCGGTACTGCTGCAACTGTTCCAACAGTAGGCACAGCACGTACAGCGACTGCCGTTCCTACCGGTGTATCTGCTACTCCATCTACTACTGGCGGTACAATGGCTGCAAATACTTACTATTACAAAGTGGTGAGCGTTGACGGACAAGGTACAACTATCGGTAGCTCGGAAGTAACAGCAACTACTACTGGCTCAACCAGCTCGGTAACAATCGCATGGACGGCAGCAGCAGGCGCAGTTTCGTATCGTGTTTACAAAGGCACAGCAGCAGGCGCTGAAAGCTCTTACTTCAATACTACCAACTTGAACTATACCGATACCGGTGCCGCAGGTACTGCTGGAACTGTACCAGGCTCAAGCACTGCTTATGCAGCAACTGCAACTCCATCAGGCGTGGCAGCAAGCGCAGCATCAGGTGGCAGCCTTTCAAATGGTACTTACTACTACAAAGTTACCGCAGTTGATGCTGTTGGTGAAACCGTAGGAAGCTCGGAAGTGAATGCCACTACAAGCGGCGCTAACAATTCTGTAACCGTATCATGGACCTCAGTGACTGGCGCAGTAAGCTATAACGTTTATCGCGGTACTTCTGCCGGACAAGAATCGATCTTCTTCAATACTACCTCTTTATCTTTCAATGATTCAGGCGCAAATTTGCCTGCAACTTATGCCAATACTCTGGCTATCATCGAAGGATTAGTTGGTAATCCATAATTTTTAAAGGCGGGGCTGAAATATTCCCCGCCTTCATTGATAACTCCAAACTATAACGGCTGGGCCGTATGAAAAACTACATAACCCAAATAGAACGCAGGATTATTGTCAGACAATTCCAGTCCTGGGGGATTATTGGTTATGACCTCGACAATGCATACCCTCAACGAATGCTTGAGTTGGTTGCACAGTCACCCACAGCAAAAGACTGCTGGGAAAAACGCGCTAAATTTATTGCTGGTAATGGATTCACTGATAAGAATCTTGCGGGCTTTTTGGTAAACGAACAAGGGCTTACAATGGGCAAATTGCTTAAACGCATAGCCATTGATAAAGCATTATTTACTGGGTTTGGCATTCATGTTAATTACAACGCAAATTACGAAATATCGGACGTTCACTATGTAAAGTTCGAGGATATAAGGCAGGGCGACCCCGATAATAAGGATATGCGCGATAAATACGCGATATATTTCGATTGGGGCCGTAAGACATGGAAAAATATCAGCTCTTCCAATATTGATAACTTATACCGATACAATCCCGATCCTGCCGTTATTGAGGCGCAAGTAATTGCTGAAGGTGGATGGGATAAATACAAAGGCCAGCTTTATTATTTCAATCCGCAAATCGATGACTATCCGCTAATTGTTGCAGATAGCGTTTGGGAGGATTTTGAAACAGAAGCAGGCATTAAGATTTTCGCAAACCGGGAAGTAAACACCGGATTCATGCCGTCCGCAATCCTTGCTATGAAAGGCAGAAGGGAAGAAGCGGACAATCAGGATCCAATTCAGGATGGCGCTAATTACATGCAGGCAAGACCCAGCCGGGATGAAATTGAATTAGGCAGATTCCAAGGGGCTAAGAATGCGCAAAAGATACTTAAAATCGAGTATGAGAATGATGACGAAAAGCCATCGTTGTTGCCGTTCCCTATTCAAAATAACGATAAACTATTCGAGATCACCGAGAAATCGGTGGAGGCACGTATCATAAAGGGATTCAGTATTCCCAAAGAATTGGTAAATGCTGAAAAGTCATCGGGACTAAGCAATGGGGGCGAAAAGAAAGAAGCTATTAAGGAATTCAACGATAATACAGCACCTGAACGGACTGAACTCGGAGAAGTATTGGCGGAAATATTTAGCCATTTCCATACGCCTGTGCCTTCGAATAATTGGGAGATAACAGAAATCCCGGCAGAAATTGCTGAGGACGTAATGGGCACCAAAGCTGGCGTATCTGTGAACCAATTACTACTCTCGAGTTTCCCACGTGACAATAAAATAGCGGCATTAACATTTGTTTACGGATTTGACCCCGAACAGGCTGAGGCAATGTGCCCGCCTGATGGTGGTAACTGGACTGCACCTGCAATAACACCGCAGGAGAAAGGGGCAATGCAATGATATTAATCAACCAAAATACGCTGAATAATTTTGAGAAATTATCGGCTAATGTTGATCCCGACAAAATAAATATTGCGATACGTGAAGCTCAAGAACTCGACCTTCGGGTATTTATGGGTAAGGCTTTCTATGATGATTTCATAAGCAATTTTAGCAACACCCCCGGCATTGGTTCGCTGATACTTACCAGCAAAGCTACAACAGCGAATGCGGGTAAATACGCATCTCAGGCATTAGTTGGAGGTAGTGGTACAGGCGCAACAGCGACATTTCAGGTAGTTGCTGGATATGTGATGGCGGTTTCAATCGTGGCACCCGGTAGCGGATATCAAGTTGGCGATATTCTCACAGTAGCGGCATTACCTAATGCAATATTTACCGTTGGCACAGTTTCGCAAGTATTGGTTATTTCGGGGACTATCAGCACCGCATATAGCCAACTTTGGAACGGGGTAACATATACCGATAAATCAGGACATTCAATAATATATCCGGGAATTATACCGGCACTCGCATACTGGACTCTCGCTCGGTGGGTAGAAGGATTTGGATTTCAATACACCAGCACCGGCGCAGTTCAGTTAAATCATGACGATGCACAGGCGCTATCTCAAAAGGATATCGTAATGATTGCCAATCGCAACAGGACTAAAGCTAATGCGAAAGCAAACGACATCGAGCAGTTCATTTGGAACAACCTAAGCACTTATCCGCTATGGAGACCGAACGATAAAACAAAAGTATCTCGGCAGCCAGGGCCTCGCATTAGCGAAGTTGACAGAACTAACAATAATAGGGCGTGGAATAATGGCGATGGTAATTTGCTTTGGCCTTATAACGGAGGAATATACTAATGGCAGTTGATAAAAGGTTTACTGATCTCCCCGTTGCATCATCGCTGGCTACGGCTGATATTATGGCAATGGTTGACCCATCGGGAAACATTACCTATCAGTTTACCTTTGCCCAGCTACTTAGCTTCATTTCCGCCAATGCTTCGCTCGGTGCGCATGTATCAGTCGGCACAAGCAATCCTACAAGCGGCACAGGTGTAAACGGTGATGTATTCATCAATACTACCACTAATCAATTCCTGCAAAAGCAAAGCGGCACATGGGTAACTATATACACCGTCGCATCTGGCGTAGTTGGCAGCGTGTTTACGTTTGGCGCAGTAGCACCAACGGCATCGGGTAATACAGGCGATATTTACCTAAATACCGCAACAGGCGGATTCTATAAGAATACCAGCACAGGCGGTAGTGGCACAACATGGACGCTACAATATACGCAATCATCAGGGCCAGCAGGGCCGCGTGGTAATAGTATTTTGAACAGCGCCGCTAATCCAACCAGCAGCGATGGCACAAATGGCGACTTTTGGCTGAACACAACTACCAATACGCTGTACGGCCCTAAAGCGGCAGGCGTTTGGCCCGGTACCGGTTTATCATTGTCACCTGCAACACCGAATACTATACTGAATGGTATAACTGCACCATCGAGCGGAGTGGGTAACAATGGCGACTTCTATCTAAACACCAACACATATTATCTATATGGCCCAAAAGCAGCAGGCGCATGGCCCGCAGGTGTTAGCTTATTTGGTAGCATCCAAAGCCCCGCACGGGTAAATTTTCCGGTAGGCACGGCACTTCCGATAGTATTCTCCAGCTTCAGCACGGCATATTCAGCTTATGGCTCATCGCCGAAATTCAGGGCTCGCAAGATTACAGGCGGGGCATTGGTTACGGCGACAATTACAACAGCAGCAACGACTGCATCGGTAGGCACTTATTCTGCTCAGGCAGTTGTAAATAATACCGGCATCTACAATAGTTCAGGAATTGGCGCAAGTGCAACTGCTACTATAACCGTCGCAAACGTATCGGGATCCATTAAGGTAACCGGCATCACAATTATCGCGGGTGGAAGCGGATATTATGTTGGTGATACTTTCACGATTGCATCGATACCCGGCGCAATATTTACGGTTGCATCCAATACAGAAATCTACTATCAGGATTTAACTGCTGCTGCTACAATTACAATCGGCGAAGTAAATGACCTCGTGCCTGATAGCGTATCAATTCAAGTTGATGACGATGGCACAGCGCATTTACAGGATAATCTTCAAATCATTATTTCAATATGAGATTAAGGCGAATAATATTCATAATACTACTCTTCGCCGGGGCAAAGGCATCCGGGCAATCTTTGGTATTCCCACAATTCAATATGGACATTACTAAGGATAGTATTGGCTTTAGGATTCCTGGAATGTCAGGAACAAAATATATCTGGGATTCACAGCAGTTGCAGTTGGTTTATCGCAACTATATCCCCGTTTCAACAGGTACAACCAATGGCGATTTGATGTATTATAATGGCACATCATGGGTGCGTATTGGTATCGGTAGCACTGGAAATGTTCTTACTATAAGCGGAGGTATTCCAGCATGGGGAACGGGTGGAAGTGGGGTGACTACGGTTTCCACATTTTCCGGTTCGGCACAGACAAACGGCGCAACTATCTCGGGAAGTACTATCACTTTCGGCCCGGCTTCGGCTACTGTTCCCGGTATGGTTTCTACTGGCTCGCAAACATGGGCTGGAACTAAAACATTTTCAAGTGATGCAGTAATAAACAGCCTTACAATAGGTCATGGTGGTGGCAACGTTGGAACAAATACAGCACTCGGTAACGGCGTTTTTCAGCTTTCGGTTACGGGCGTAAGAAATACGGCAGTCGGCGGTCAGGTGATGACGATAGTATCGAGCGGCTCTGATAATACAGGTGTTGGTTATAATTCTCTCGGCGCAAACTTAACAACAGGCAGCAGAAATACGGCGGTTGGTTCGGGCAGTGCAGGAGTTGGTGCATCAGTGAGCGATAATACAGCGATAGGCTATAATGCTTTGTTATTAGGCGGTACAGGCGGTCAAAATACTGTTATCGGATCGGGTGCAGGCGCAAACGGCGGCGGAACTTTTTCAGGTGATGTATTTATAGGGTATCAGGCTGGTTATAATGAAACGGGAAGCAATAAATTATACATAGCAAATAGCAGCACTTCAACGCCTCTAATTTATGGTGATTTCTCGGCTAAGACATTACAAATATATGGCTCGCTTCAATCCAATACCCCGACAGGCACAGCAGGCACAGATAGTGTCGTTGTAAAGCATAGCGG